ATTGTGTTTTGCTTGGCATTGGGCCAGTTAAGCCTTCTTAATCTGGCAATAATCTCCCGTTTTTTTTCTATGTTTTCTTCGCTATTATCGAGGTTCCACAGTAATTTATAGTCGTTTTTATTGTCTTTTTCCAATGCATCATCGGTTTTTTTCTGCTGCTTTTTCTTAAATGTTTCCAGTTTGTTTCCGCGAGTAAATAATTTCCATTTCAGGTCTTCAAGTTTTGCCGCTGAAAGATTTTTCGAGACACGTTTAAACAGAGGGTCCATCTCTAAAATTTCGTTAAAATTTTCAAAAACCTCGCTGGGAGCTGCCAATTGCAGTACGATTTGACTACCAATACCCATAAACAGATCTTCAAATATTTTTTCTCTGCGAATTTTTAAGGTATTAGAATCATACAATAGCGTTGCTTCGGCTGTGCCATAAATACCCGGCACCTTTCTACCTCGGTAATTAGTACCAGTTAACTTTAAATACGATTGGAGTCTCGCTTCATAATTAGTATTAATGTTTGTAGCTATATTAACATGATCACTTGCACTTTGATTGATGGCACTTTTCCGAAACTGCGTAATGCGTTTGTCATTCTGGGTGCGAAAACTCGCAAGCTTGGTTCGCCACAGTGTGTCACCTTGTGATCGAAAAAGATTTTGAGCACGACTGCTGGATAAACTTTTTGATTTTAAAATCCTGTTATAAGACTGTTCAAATAAACCTAGTCGTGGGCCAAGACCATTAATTTGATTGTTAGCGTCAAACGGGTTTACGTTTTTTATTTGCTTACGGTAATCGTCATCAAGATTGGATCGTAACTCGCGGAGAGCATTATGGGCTTCCGTCTTGGCCTCCATCTCGGCTTTTTCTTCTCCCCACTTCTGTAAAACATTGCCTACACTCGCCAATGCTTTTCCCGGTGCCATCCATGCAGCAGTATTAACACTAAGATTGCTTACACCACCGGGAGCTTTGGTAGACCGTTCAATTCGGCGTTCATAAATCGGTATTTTCATGCTGAGTCTTTTCCGTATTTACCTGCTTTAGAAAGACCAGCCAGCAAAGAGCCGCCAGCGGAAAGCATGGATGCCCTTTGTTGTTGCCGACCTTCAAAGGCATAAAGCTGACCCTGCAACCGCATCTGTGTTGCACGTTCATCAAGAGTTCGCTCACCAAGTTCGGCATTATATAATGCGGCAGCAATATCTTGATCGGCCTTCTGTGCGTTTTCCAACAAGATACGAAGACCTGTCCCTGTATCGGACCTGACACCACGTTTCGCCAAAGCCATTCTTGTTGTGCCTTGGCTGGCCTCAAACTGTTCACGAAATCGAACAATATCCTCACCCGTCTTGTGCCGGGTAATTTCCTTTTTCTGTTCAACAACTTTTGCATTGCGCTCTTGGACTTGCTGACGATAACGCCCGGCGTTTTTTGCAGCAGCACCAGCCGCCATTTGCCCGGCAGCAGATACAACGCTGCCGAGGACCATCATACCTTTTCCAGCCATCAGATTACCTTTGCGTAGCGAAAATAATCTTCGCCATCTTTAGAATACTTTTTCATTAAGCCCTCATTTTCCCAGCCCAGAAATTCGATAAACTTCTGAGCCTCGCTCCAATCAGCTTTAACCACACACTGAAGACGATGGATGTTGTTATCTTCGATCATCCGATCTAGCTCACGACGAACCGTGCGGATGGCAGCAAAACGATTATCGTGAAGTCTCCAGCCTCCCAAGAACCAGCCTTCAAAAACACCATCCCAGACTTTTATAAGCCCGGCAGATCCAACCAGATGACCATTCTCTACACCGCTGAACCCAAGACCTTTTTTTGTAAAAGATCGCGCCCATGCTTTCCATGTGTTGTCATCATATGTGGGTGCGTTTTTGTTTAGTCCGTTTGCAATCAATTCGTCAGCGTGGCTAACTTCAAATGGTATAAGTCTCATTCATCAAAAGTTATTAAACGGGGATAGATTGCCAAAACTGTCATCGGCAAAACCTGATCTTGCTGCACGACCACAAAACCGTCCGTGTCATAAGCACCATCAAATTCAACCGACTTGTCACCTGTATATAAAGGCACAGGCTGGTTCATTTCATCGGCTGACGATCTAAATGGAATCACATCCGTTTGGGTTGTCTTGCTGCCGACCTTAGCCCCAACGCTACGATAGAACCTGACCGTCACATCATGGATGCGTTTAATTTTGCCTTGCGCTGTGCCGTCCTGCGCTCCCTTTTCGATCCTCATGGTTTTCAGCGTCGAAGTGTAGCCAAGCCCGACGTGAGCATAGGTGGTTGGCCTGTCGAGCGTTATGGCACCAGAGCTGACCGTTTTATCGGGATGGGTGGAACCATCCGTCATAACCTTGACCGTTTGACCTTCCAAGTGCGTCAACCCGGACAGTGATGTTGCCGCTTGTGTGACCGTATCACCACTCGTGTGAGCAAGAGCGACCGTTCCATGTGCTCCACGGGTTGCACCTGTTAGCGTGTTTGTACTTTTACCCGTATAAGAAATAAACTCGGCACCAATCTGGATAACACCACTCGATGAAAAATCACTTCCGTCAGCCAAAACAATACTGGTTGCATCGGTGGCGTGATCACTTGCAAGCGTTGACGAAACACCTGTATACGTCAAACCGCTATCAACAAAGAAGGCATCCTTCACATTAGAACCAAAGTCCATGTAATTCAGGTATTCAATGTACCTCTTGGTTGATCCGTTGATTGTGCGCTTGACGACAACATAGGTTTGATCCTCGTCCAGATCGCCCGGCACAGTTGCTATGGTTTCAACAATCCCATAGGCGTAGGTGCCTGTCGCAAAACTGGAATGGACCCCCGTAAACGTGCCGCCCATTTTGTGCCTATGCCACGCAACGACCTCTTCTTCCCGGCGGTACGTCATTCCGCAAAGTGTGCCATCATCCAACACAGCCCAGATAATGTTGTCTGGCTCTTGCATAGATGCAATTTCTTTTATGCCTGTCTCTGTAATGTGCTCTGCGAGTATCGTCAGGTCAGGTGCTTTGTAACTATCACTGTCAAAATCATAAGTCAGTTCGCGCATTTTTCTTTTAGCCCGTTGTACAAATAAAGTTGCGTTGCCTGATTGGACGGGCTGAATGTCGGCAGACCCATAGCTGGCCTGTCGCTTGATCTGGATATTTGTTGGGGTCAACGCTTGGTCAGATGCACCAGCGCGAACCGCAAATTCACCGCCAGATGTGCCAACAACCAAAGACCGACTGCTTGCAAGATAGCGAATGATGTTGACCTGATTTGAGCCAATCGTATAAATCATGGCCTCCGCATCATCCACACCATCTTGAAAATTATCGAAGTCACCCGATTGACTGAAAAACAATGTCTGTGGTTGCGTCGCTGTTGCGGCATACACCAGACGTTCCTCATAAAAACTAACCGTAGACGGATAGCCTGTCGTTGGTGAAAACGCCCCTAAAGACCAATCGGTGCTGGCGACCAGTTTCCCCACCAGCGTAATGGTATTGCTTGCACTTTCACCAACCACGTCATCACTTGGTGAGAGAAGCATCGTATCATCTGTCACCGACGCAATAAGATAATCTGTGTTGTTTGCAGAAGTACCAGCTCCACTCGCCGTAATCGTCATTCCGTTGGAAAAGCCCTGTGTCTTGAACGCCTTGGCTGAATCAACAAGACGATCATTGTGTTCTAGCCCGGTACTGTCCGGGTCGCCTTCGTGAAAGCTTATTGTATTGCTGGCATATGTCGGCAGCAGTTCCGACAAACCGTCTTCGCGTTCCTGAACAGTTGCGGTTACCGTAGTCGCGTTGGTGTAGGCGGTTATCTTCGCATACCCTTCATGCAACTTAATTAAACGCCCGACATCGGTTGAGGCAAACAAATCAGCACTTGCCGTCACGGTAACACTTCCTGATCTTCCGTTAGCCACTAAAGTTGTGTCGGTCAAATTGGGATCTTGCATCGGACCACGTGTGAACACGACATCAGTCAGTGTCCAAGCCGTGTGGCTTGTTCTTGTAATTTTTCGAGGTGGGTGATCCGGGTGAACCACATACATCACGTCAGCAGATTGTGCGAACTTCAGGCCATCAAGTTGAGCCGTTGTATAAGTTGTGGTCACCTCGACGGGTGAACCGCCACTACTGACAACGCCACCATCACGCATGATACGAAAATAATTATTTCCAAACTCCAGAACGTAAGTTTGTTCAACATTAAATTCAAAGCTGATTAAACGAACCGCCGCAGAACTGGATTTAACTTCAGTGACGAAAATTGATCCCGGTCTTCGGGCTGCACCGCCGTGAGGATGCACCACCATATTTTCCAAAGTCGCACAGCCATTAAAATATTTATTAACGTCTGTTCGACCTTCGAGCCGTGGCGATAATTCGCCAGCAGTGAAGTTCGTCAGTGCGGCAGCAGCTTTTGCCATTAGCTAGAACCTCGATGAAATATAGGTGTTGGCTTCAATACTGCCGTAGTCGGTTACCTGATCCATTGAACCCGGCATACCTTCTGTCGCATCGACAAACCTAGCTTCTTTAAGTTTCATTTCGTACATTTGAAACATATTTGTCGAAAGAGATGCGCTGGCAACCAATGGGTAAGCCATTTCAGCCGCCAGCCTTTGAGCAAGGGTATCTTCCAGCAAGCGGTCATATTCATTGGGGTCTGTAATCCTTGCAATATAAACAAGATTAAATGTGCTGTCGTTGGTCACAATCTTGCGGCCCTCGACCTTGAAAATTGAGTCGAGGTACTGTTCCTGCAAAACGCGCAAACAATCACTTGGAAGTGTATAAGCATAAGAATACTCAAACGCCGGGGCATCGATATCGGATGCGAGTTCCACTCGCTTGATCAGACAATTCCACGGATGTGCTCTGAATACTGCATCGCGTGTTGGCTCATAGCGTTGGTTGCACAATCGAGCCGACTTGCTGTCCTCAGTGAGTGAAATAATATTCGACGCACCGATCATGTTGAGGGCGGTATTGCAGATGTCAACTTCTGAAGACATTTTAAATTCCTATAAAAGAATGGGGATGGGCGTTTGCCCACCCCCGTGCTTTGGACTAGTCAACGACGTAGGTCACAATCCATGAGATGTCACCAGCCGTATCGCCAGCAGCTTCGCTTTCAAAACCAATGAGGTAATAGCCGCCCGGATCAGAGCTGTCTCCAGCATCCTGCCAGACTTTTTGCCCCATCGTATTGATGTTGCGAGCTTCAAATGCCAGCTCAGTTCCAGCCGTGATTGCACCACGAGCCGTCGTATCGGCAGAGCAATAGCAATCCACGTCTTTTGCCGTGACGTTTCCATCGGCGGTATAGAGACCGATATGAACCGTCAAGGTTGTGCCACTATCCAAGTCGTCGTTAAACAACTTGATAGACAACACAGACGCATTGGTTGGTATCTGGCAAAGCATGATCGTATCCCCGGCAGAGAGATCCCCTGCTGCCGCAGCTACCGTTCCACAAGCAACGCGCTGTATCCCGTGAATGTTCACAGGATTGTTCATTACAGGTGGATCAGCGAGGAAGTTAGTGACTTGGTCTGAATTAACATTAGCCATTTTTCAATCCTCCCTATGCTGATTCATCACAGGAAATTTCCACGACCTTGGCTTCTTCCATACGGGTTGCACCAAAAGTTGCAGAATAAAATACCTGCGTTGAATAAGATTTATCGGAACGCTCATCGATCTTGGCGACAACATCTTTGCCGACAGCCATTTTAATTCCGTCTTCTGCCCAAGCAAAACATTTACGAATGCTTGACGCGACAGATAGACGATTTGATACGATGAACTTGAAACCCATAAAGGTATCAATATCACCTTGTACAAGAGCTTTTACGCTGTTGTAGTCAGATGACGTGACTTGAGTGACCCCTAATAGGGCTTCGATCTGCGCTGGACCTACAGCAATGTATCGCTTGATACTTGGATCAACATTACCTTCATCCAGAATCTTCTTTGCAGAAAGAAGTTTTGCCAAGGTTAGATCAGCAGAGCCGTGGGCTATTTGCTGGCCTGATCCTATGGCGGTTGAGGTAGCCCCGGCCTTTCCGGTGAGGGCGGTTCCCGTCGCAGCAGTGATGATTGCGTCATCCATC